GCTGCACCATTGGTGACGAGGATGCCGGCCCTACACCATACGTCTATTGGGGGCAGAGACTCGTGCTCACTGCCATGCTCACCGAAGGATGGACCGGCACAGACATACAGCGCTTCGACCGCTGGGAGATCATACGCAACAGCGGCGACGCTACCGCCGATAACGCCTGGAACTACCAGCAGGCAGCAGGACAGGACACGCAGGACTATCGCCTGATGCCCGACGGACAGATTACCCTGAACCATGCCCGTGGCACTGACGACGACTTCAACGGGGCCGTATCAGTCACGTTCACCATCCTGGCTGTAGGTCACAATGCCGACACGCTGCAGAGCGAGATACTGAAGACGGCCACAATCAACATCATGGCCGAGACGGTGGAGAAATACGAACTGTCGCTGTCAGAGAATATCGTCAGCTATGACCCGCAGACGCAGAACTACAGCCCTGCCGGCGGCGTGGATGTAGGCATACGCGCCACCGACCAGCGCGGCGAGGTGTTCGACTTGACGCGGGAACAGATAGCCAATGCCTTTCTCGTGGCTGAATATGCTCCCGTCGGATCGCTGTCCTGGACGGCGCTCACCTTCAGCGGTTCATCGCAGGAGGCCGCCACGGCCAACATCGACACGACGGCTTTCGCCTTACAACAGAGCGTGAACGTGAGGCTCATGCGCCGCATCACTGCCGACGGCCAGACCGCGGAGAAGGAACTCTCTCGCACCACCATCGCCTTTGTCCGCAATGGCGAGGACTCGAAGATACGCGAATGGATTTACCGGCTGAACAGCAATGCAGGCTACGATGCCACCACCGGCACGGCTGGCGGCACGGCTGTCAGCGGACAGACCGACGGCGTGGACAACTGCCTGCTCACGGACGACTTTGTTCCCTCCGGCTGGAGCGATGACCCCACGGGCGTATCGCAGCCGGGCGACGTGGAGTGGGAGTCGTGGCGCGACTACGACGACGAGAACCACCGCTGGGGTGTGTTCCATGCACCCGTCATCCACAACCGCTATGCCGAGAACGGAAAGAATGCAGTGCGCATAGACCTCGACAATCAAGCTGACATTATTGCCTGTACCGAAGACGGTAGTGTACGCTTCACTCGCATTGTCACTGTTCACGCCAGAATCTACGACGGAGACTCGCCCGCCACGGCAGGTGTCAGCACCCAACAGACAGAAGCAGATATGGCAATCGCTGGCGTGACGCCAACTACGTTTACGCTTGTCAATGGTCTTCTCACTGTCACTTGGCAGTTCGTGGCAGGCACGGTTCTTGCGTCAGGCTCCTACGCCAAGGATATCACGCTCAACTACAACGGAGAGTCCTACACCGCGCAATTCTCGCTTACCTCGAGCAACACCAGTGCTGTTTATCAGTTGCATCCCAACATGAGTGAGGTGAGCTTCCAAGTGGATGCCAATGGCAGCTATACTCCGCTGACACAAAATATCTACTGTGGATATACCAAGACCGATGGCGGCGGCACACAGACGTTCCCCGGAAACAATATTGACAACCTCTGGCGTGATGGTGGTGCTCCCTATAACATCTTTTGGCGGAGACAGCTTAGCGATGGTACGTTTTCAGAGTGGCGTTGGACGAAAGACCTGCCGAGCGGCGTTCACTCCATCGACAGCACCACAACGGATATTGGCATTGAATTTGCCATGTCATCAGCCAGCAGTATCAGTCTGTTGTCCGACCAAAACATTATCGACCGCGAACTGGTTGCCATCGTGAAAGGCGGTAAAAACGGACCTAAGGGCGACGATGCCCAGGAGGTCAATCCGAACATCCTGCTGCGCACCATCTTCGACCGGGGTTTGGACTTTGTGCTGGAGGCATGGTACAGGAGCAGCAATACCAATGTTGTCATCGACACGGCAGCAGACACCATTGTCAATGGACGGAAGTCGATCCGGCTTAATGCTATGGCTAACGAAGACTATGTGAATTTCTACCAAAGCCTGCTCGGTAAACTCAAAGCTAACACATGGTACACTTTGTCGTTTAACGCTTTTGTTGCAAACGGCGGTGGAAATCTTATCTTGTCGTTCTATAATCTTTTCAGTGGTGTACGCACAAACATCTTTGGCAACGACAGAAAGGTAATTCTTGACGGCGCAGAATATCAGGTCGCAGCCGACGGTCATAACGATATTCGTATCTCTGGAGGATGGGACGGCGCACGACATACCATCACATTCCTCACCAATAGCAGCATCAGCACCGAGACACTCAATCTGCTATTCTATCAGGCATACGGCAGCGGCACAGGCAATCATTCCATCGCTTGTATCTGTATGCCAAAGCTGGAAGAGGGCCGCACGGCAACGGCCTACATGGCACACGAGAGCGACCTGAAGGGCGACAACGCTCCATATAACGAGCACGCCTACGCCCTGAGCCAAAGCCGCACGAGCCATGCCGACGGCGACCTCTATCAGGTGAACGGCGAGCGCTGGTTCCCGTCGGCTCCCGACCCGATGCCCACGCACCCCTACGTCTGGGAGCGCATCATGCACTACACGTCGGCAGGCGTGAACGACCAGACCTCCTACATCTGTTTGACTGGAGCAGTCGGAGCAATGGGCAAGCTGTGCTACATGGCCGGCGAATACCGCGAAGACGTAGAATATACCAGCAACGACAGTCAGACGGTGGCCGTGGAGGTGAAAGGCAACAGCGAGACCACCAGTATCTACTACCTCAATGCCGAGAGCAACGTGGTGAACGGCACACACATTGGTCCCACCACTACTGGTCAAACCATCTGGGTGCAGGGCATGAGCCAATATAACCTTGTACGCGCACGCTATCTCTTTGCCGATTTTGCGCAGTTCGGTGCAGCCGTCGTCAGCGGCGACTGGCTCATCTCCGTGCATGGCACCATCAACGGCACTGCTTACGAAGGGGAGTACACAGACCCTGACACATATATCAACGGAGGTGATGAGGAACCTACCTACTTCTGGTTCGACCCTGCCTATCCCAACGAGGATCACGCAGGCAAGTACAAGACACCCGGTTCGTCGTCAAGCGGCCAGTGGGGTGCCGACCACCACAACTTCATACCCCACTATGCCGTCAATCTGCTTACGGGAAAGACGTATCAGAATGATGCGGTGGTGAGAGGAATGATAAATGCCAGCCTTTTCTATTCTAAATCAAAAGTGTTTGAAGATCAGGAATCCCGCATTCCTGATTATTATATCAATCCTGCAACCAATCCATATTGTTGCTTCGTCAGGAATCTTAGTGCAGATATAGCGTGGCATGGGAATTTTAATATTTATCTCCCATCCGCACGACAATACGACGGGATAGAGTTATCATTCTTTACTATTCCTTTTAGAAGTCTGTCAGTGTCAGGCATGTCTGTATATCCTATTTCAAATGATAAATTATATGTTTTGGATGGAATATTTTTCAAGGAAAAGTCTTATGTCGGTCCGGCTGGAGACATGGTAACTATTAAGTCTATTGAAGGTTCTTGGTTTGTTATAAGGGGAACTCCTGGAGAAATGTCGCAATAAGAAGTATGCTAACGACTGACCGTTAGCATACTTCTTATTGTCCATTTCTCCTATTTCTTTACATACCCAACACCTTGCGAATTACAATATATTGTAAATCCTTCGTTCGGGAATATATAGTCACCTTTGTCGTCGACGGGTGCTCCATACCGTTCCGTTAGTTGCAGGACAACCTTGTCTGTCAACTCTCTTCTGTTACGTATTGTTTGGTAGAGGGCAACTCCACACAGTCTTCCATCTGTTCTTGAAAATTGGTAGAAAGCATTCATCTCAACTTCTTTACCTCTGTATTCATATTGAAGTGTATAGTCATCCTCAAGGGCATACACGTTCTGTTCTCTTTCTTTTATGTCCTCCTTGGTTGCATTAAAGTCCAGTATCGGTTCCTCAAAATACTTGTACCGCCAGTCCACGTTCACCTTGCACGTCTGTGTAAGGTCTGGGCTTTCGACCGACGTAAAGATGATGTCGGCATTGCCTGCTGACACTGCATGAATGACGCCATCGGCGTTCACCGTTGCCACATCTTCGTTGCTGCTCCTTGCGGTGAACGCACCTGATGGAGTTATCTTATAATCGTCGTGAGCCAGCAGACTGATACTGCTTTCGTTAATTGTAAATTGCATACTATTACCTTCTTCTTTCGAGCACCCTGCCAGCAGCATTCCTGCAGCGAGCACTGCCATAAATAATACCTGTCTCATATCTGTGTAGCTTTTAAGTTTGTCGTAGCGGTGGCAAAGATAAGCATAATATTGCGAATCACCAAATAACTAAAGCGATTTTTGCGCAAGCAAAGAGACTGCCATCCGTGAGGATAGCGGCCTCTTCGTATGTCTGGCCTATATATATTTAGGTGTGAGCGGTCTCGCGTTCAGCAACTGCCGAGCGGGAAGTACCAGCCGAGCGAAGCCCCTTTTCAAGGGCGTCCTGCATTCGCAGGTCGTCTATCTGTTGCTGGAGTTTGCTGATGAGTTTGTCTTGCGTACTGATGACCTTGTCCTTAGTGGCCACTACGTCATCCTTGGCTGCAAGTTCGCGCTTCAGGGCAGCGATAGTTTCATCCTTTGCAGCGAGGAGTGACGCTGTTTTATCTGCAGGTTTGGCAGACTGACGTGCGGCAAGGTCTTTCATCAGCATTACCTTGCTCTCGCCACGCAGGTAGTCAATGTTGATGATGCTGCCGAACTGTTCGTTGAACTTGCGCAGTGTGTCGTCATCAGGACGCTTGACGCCACCGTGCTTGTTTCTCGATATGGTATTCTCCGTCGTGTCCATACGCTCGGCCATATCCTTCTGATCCTTAACTACTCCGTGGGTTTTTAGCCATTCCACGGCGCGTGTGAAATTGTTCTTCTCTTTCTTTGCCATGTTTAAACTACAATTAAATTACGTTAATAATCAACAGCAATCAACACGACTTTCGGATTTCTTTTTTACCTTTGCAGCCGAGTTAGTTAATTAACTCACCGACGGGTACAAGGAGAACCTGCAGGCGCAGTGAAGCGCCTCTCAGCGGAGAGCCGTGCGTCGCCTTGCGGACTTAGAACACTTGCAAAGGTAAGGTTTTTCTCCCGTTTTTGTGTTATTAACGTATATAATTTAAGAGATTTTCAGACAATTATGCAGGAGACTGTGAGCAAAGAAGAGTTAAGGGGTATGCGGGTCAGGCAGTCGCGCATCTTCACTTTGGCCGATAAGAAGAAGATAAAGTCGGTTAAGGTTCAGGTGCATGACATGAAGCTGGAGGACAAGGAGTATGAGGTGCGCACGGACCCCAGCGTACCGGCTGTATGTATCACTCGAACCATGTAGGAGGCTTTCGGCATGAAACAATACTTCAAGAATCTTCTTTCCGCACTGCTGGGCAACAATCCCTATCAGACTGAACGCGACGAACTGCGCCACCAGATGAAGCAGGCGGCAGAGAACGTGGAGCAGCTACGCAACATGTACTGTACGGCCTGCGAGAAGTGGGAGCAGGGCGACAAGCAGGTGGCCTCGCTGCAGCAACTGGTAGAGAACCTGCGCGAGCGCATTGCCGACAAGGATGCCGTCATCGCACAGCTGCAGAAGGAATACCGTGAGTACATGAAACAGGCGAAGGAAACTACTGACAAATCGTGAACAAAAATAATCACAACATATTAGACCAGATACCCCTCGTGGACGTCATGACTGGATGGGGTCACACGATGCAGCGGCAGGACGCAAAAGGCACCGTGGCCTACTACCTGTGTCCGTGGCACGACGACCATGATCCGTCGCTGCGGGTGGAGCGCGACGCAAGGATGGAAGCCACGGCGCCGATGTTCAAGTGTTACGTGTGCGGGGCTACGGGCTACGGAGCCATTCAGCTCGCCGCACGACTGATGGGTAAACCGGCAGGAGCCATCCCCGCAGGAGAACTGCAGGAGGTACTGACCGAACTGGCCACCCGCTGCGACGTGAACCTGGAGGAAGAGACCGACGAGGATGGGCGCAAGTGGCAGCGCAACCTGCGCATGAGCAGGGTAGGGTGGACGGAGTTCCGCAAGACAGAGCTGCAATATGCCGACTGGACGGGCGACGAGCCGCTATTGGAGCGCGGCGAGTGGACTGTGGAGGGACTGATGGCTCTGGGGCTGAAGGTAGAGATGTCAGCCCACAAAGCCAATAAGGACGATATAAGAAACAACGGCGGGGCAGCGACCGAACAAAGTGCTACGGCCTCCTACCACAGCGGCACTGCCCCCGCCGAAATCAAGATAGGCGACCAGATAACCGACTTCGACCCCGACACGGGCGAACCGCTCTACCGCTGCTCTTTAGGAGCGGGCTTCTACGGCAACCCTCTGAAAGCCGAGACCAAGACCGTGAGCGAGTGGGGTAGGGATGTGGAACGGCTGTTCCACGTGCAGCCCGTCGCCCGCGTCATCAGCCGCAAGGAGAATCAGGAGAAGGGTGGCTTCTACGTGCAATTCGTCAACTCCACCCGTAACTATCCCATCTTCATGTTCCAATACCCCTTCGGTACGAAGAAATACGAGCCGAGGAATATCTACGGGTATAAGTGGGCATGGAAGGATGTGGACGAGAGCGTGGACGTAGGCCGCCAGTGGTATGCCGACGCTCCGCTGGAGGACTTTCTGAAGGACGGTGTAATCCCTGAACAGGACAAGCGCCACCCCTACGTGGAGATTGAGGACAAGGAGAAGAAGACGAAACAGATCCGCTTCGGACGCATCGTGCTCTGCTCCGGCCCCCGCGATGCGATAGCCGTCTATAGCCACAGCAACGCGCACGTCGTCTGGCTCAACTCCGAGCTGGCAGGCTTCGACGGCAAGGGCGGCACCATGCGCCCCAACCGCTGGCTGCGTGCCCTGCTGAGGAAGCTCCAGAGTGTCTGCGTGGAAGGAGGGCTGTACGTCTGCTATGACGAGGACGAGACAGGACTGAAGGCCAGCCAGGCCATCGCCCTGAGCAACCCTGCCGTGCATTGGCTTCGGTTGCCCCGCGAGCTGGGGATGATTCAAGGTTCAAAGTTCAAGGTTCAAAGTTCAAAGGACACCGACGGCGGCAGCAAACTCTCAATTCTCAACTCTCAACTCTCAACTAAAACAAAGTCCCTGAAAGATGCCACCGACTTCATCCAGCACTTTGCCGAGGTGGAGCGGCTGATGCCCGCAGAACTTCAGCACGACGACCCGACGGAATGGTTCGACAACGCCATGTTCGACACCCCGACCTGCAAGTTCTGGCAGTGGGAGAGCGAGCGAAAAGAACAGGATGGCAGCAGCCGCGCCCGCTATAAGTTCGATCTGCGCAACACCCCCGTGTTCCTCCGTGCCCGTGGCATCGTGCGCCGCGTGATGCAGGGTGGCGACGAGTCGTTCAGCCGTTTCTTCCTCTTAGGCAACGACCATACCTACAGCGAACTGTTCGTGGGTCAGAAGGGCAGCAATAAGCTGGTGCCCCAGGTGCGCGACATCATGGCCGAATGGCTCCGGGCGCACTCCGAGTTTAATGATAAGAAAGGTGCCCTCAGCCGTGCCATCTACGGAGCCAAGCTGGAGCAGGGTATCATGGAGTCGATAGAAACCATGGACTTCGACGAGAAGAGCTTTGGCGAGGACTTCGACCACTTCTTCTTCAAGAATGCCGCCGTCCGTGTGACGAAGGACAACATCAGCCTCACGCCGTATTCGACCATGAAGCAGTGGACCAATCAGGACGCCATCCTCGACGGCGACCTCACCATTACCGACCGGTTGTGGCACGTGGAGGAGGCAGGCTTCTATCCCTCCGAACTCGCCAAGCACGAGGCGATACTCAGCGCGGCAAAGGTGGACGACGAGATCAAGCAAGAGAATATGCGCTGGGACCAGTGGCAGCAGCTCTGGCGCTACCGTCTGGTGATGGATAAGCCATTAGAGGAAATGCCGCTGCACTTCCGCTTCCTGTATAACACCTGCCGCATCTTCTGGGAGAAGGAGCAGACGCAGGAGCTTACCAAGACCGAACAGCAGACGCAGGACATGTACTTCATTGCCATGCTCCACGCTATCGGCTCGGCACTGGTAAGGCACCGCTCGGCCAACCGCCAGCAGTTCATCCACATCACCGACAATGGCACACGCCGCGAGGATCTGGCATCGGGCGGCACGGGCAAGACGGCTATCCTCGAACTCTTCGCCCTCGTGCGCCGTACCCTCGGCATCGACGGCAAGGCGCTCGAAGGCGGCAACATCGTGATGGAGCAGGAACTGGGCAAGATCATCCCCGGCCTGCACAACGTGGTCTGCATCGACGAGCTGCCGCAGGGCTTCAACCCCAAGAAGATGTACAACTATCCGCTCTCCGTCACCTCTCGCGGTCTATATAAAGGCTCCGTGAAGCTGACGGGCGACGACCTTCCGAAGTTTGTGCTTGCCTCAAACGAGCAGATAGACCTCTCCAGCGACTCGACGAACCGCCGCGCCTATCAGATATTGGTTGGCGACTGGTATCACCCCCGCTCGATGGACGGCTCACGCCCCGCACATACTCCTGCCGACGACTTCCGCAGCGAGGGCGTGAAGGAGGTGGCCCACAATCTGCCGCCGCAAATTCTGAACGATGCCCGCAACCTGCTGCTGCAGTGCTGCCAGTTGTTCCTGCAATACCCCGAAGAGACCTTTACGCCGCCGCGCGACAGCCGTGCCCTCTTACGCCAGGCTTTGGCTGCCAGCAAGGACGAGCAGTTCACCCGGTGGATAGCCGGCTACCTCGCTGACAAGCGCCACCTCGGCATACCTATCGCCAAGACGGAGTTGGCCATCAGCCTGCTCGACTACTGCGGCATACAAATTGGCGAGAAGACCATCAAGTCTGCCCATCGCCGCATACGCGACTACCTCGGCGACTACCTCCGAACGAGCGTCTTCGTGAAGAACCCGCCCATCGTGCTGCAAACGCGCACCGACAAACAGAACGGCTTCCGCCGCTGTCCCGCCTGGCAGCACCCGATGAACCCCGACGGCACCATCCAGACCGACGAGCAAGGCAACCGCCTGCCGCGTGTGCTCGACAAGAGCCATCAGCGCGAGGTCATCTACTTCTACCCGAAGGCCCGCATCCCTTTCAACCCGTTCGACCCCGCCCACATCGGCGACAAGGACTACGTGCAGCCTGCCCCGGATCAAGACCCCGAAGCAGAAGAAATGAAGAGTGAAGAGTGAAGAATATGTACCAACGTCGAGCACCTCAATTCCGCCACATCTGTTACTCCTGCGTAACAGGCCAGGCCGTCTGGTATTATCATGGTCAGAGCCGCGAGGGCATGCGTCGCAAATACTACCGCACAGTAGAGAGCGAGCGCAAGCGCCGGCGGCAATGGCCGAAGCTACAGCGGACCCGACAGACGAACATTCTCCAGATGCTCGACGAGTGCATGGCCGCGCTGCCCATCCTCGGCACGCTGACAAAGGCACAACGCGAGGCCATCAAGACCCTGCAACAGATGGCCGACGATATGCCGGAGTTCTGCAGCCCGTTCCTCGACCACGACCGCGAGCGGCGACATCAGAACTACTTGGAGAAGCGCCGGCGACACTACTGGAAAGACGCAGATTTCCGCCAGAACGAGCGGGAACGGAGACGCAAGAAACCGCAGACAGAAAATCGCGATAATCCGTGTTATGATAAATAACACACTGATGCACAGCAAAATAACGCAATAACGCAATAACGATATACCGAAATAACGACATCTATGAGCAAGCAAGACCACATCAAGGCTGCGAGTAAGCGAGAACAGAAGAAAGATCGCTTTCATTCTGCCGAGCATGAGCAGGCTCGTGGCAAGGCCATCAAGGCTAAAGGCACGGTGACCGAGAACCTGAGCCGCGACAACTTCCGCGTCACGCTCGACAATGGCATCACCATCCTCGCCTCCCTCTCCGGCAAGATACGCCAGTACCACATCCGCGTGATGGTGGGCGACCGCGTAGAGGTAGAACTATCCCCCTACGACCTGACGCGAGGACGAATCTCATTTAGATATAACCAATAAGGAATAACTATGACAGAGAAAGAATTTTTTCAACAGGTGTGGCGGCCCTACGATACCGTCACCATCGACGGCGGCATCACGGGCCGCGTGAACAACGTATGCTTTCCAACGCGCTCCGTGCGTATCAGTATGCCGCAGGGTGGCCACGAGTGGTTCCGATTCGAGATGATTGAGCGCCACGACTGTGCCACCGGCGAGGCTACCGACCTCGAAATCATCGCCGAGCAACACAGGAAACTGGAGGCCTACAAACGCGAAATGGAGGCACTGAAGGAACGTGCCCGTCAGGCCGATGAGAAACTAAGCCGTAACTATGCCGGCGACCTGCTGCGCAACGTGAACGTCATCCTCACCGCCCTCACCGAGCGCAAGAAGCGCATAGAGAAAATAGAGGATGCCATGCAGCAGGTACTGCAGACCATTGAGAACATCAACAGCGAACAACAATAATGATTATCCAACTTAACAACCGACTGAAGTATTATGGCAACAAGAGTACACGGGGGCAAGGCCCTGGAACAGCAGGTCATCCGGCTGCAGAAAGAAGGATGGCACGTAGCGAACATCGCCAGCATCGCCAAAGTGAATGCCGACACAGTGCGCGAAATCTTGAAACGCAGGAACATCATTACAATGTGAGACAATGAAACACTTAGATTTTACCATCGACTTCGAGACCTGCTCGCTCTCGGCTAATGCCGCCATCATGCAGGTGGCCGTCGTGCCCTGGCTGCGCGATGCCGACGTGGAGCCGTTTATGAGCAAGGCCGACGCAGAGCCTTTCGTGAACTATGTTGACCTCCGTTCCTGCGTGGTGGAGGGCATGGACTTCGACCAAGCGACCGTCAGCTGGTGGAGCCGACAGAGCGACGAGGCGAAGCGGGCCGTATGCGAGGGACTGGCCGAACCCGTGGCCGACGTGCTCGTGGGCGTGCTCGACTTTATCCGACGCATGGTGAAGGAGCTCCGTCTGGATAGCATCTGCCTCTGGGCGCACGGCATGGACGTAGACATCGCTATCCTCCGCTCTCTCTGTCGCCGCTTCGACATTGATCTGGAGAGCATCATCCCCCACACCTCTTTCCGCGACTGCCGCACGGTCATTCTCGAAGCCGCCTACAAGCTGGCTTGTCAGCAACGCTTAGAGGCTATAGCCACCGCCGAAACCCTTTTGCAGGACGGCACTCCCGTCCCCAGCCCTGCGGTATTTCCGCAGGAAGTCCTTGCCGGATTGAGGAAGGCCTACGACCTCTTCCCTCCCCTACCCTCTCAATACGACGGCATTCAGCACGATGCCATCTACGACGCCACCCGCTCCACATGGTACACCTGGCAAGCACTGAGAGTATTAAGAAGCTGAAAAATGAACCGAAAAACCAAGAGCGACATGAACAACGAAGAAGAACTGAGAACCCAAGACACTGAGAGCACGTCGACAACCACCGCCGACAGCTCCATCTGGTATTCGTGACCGCAGCCGGGCACGCTGCCCGCACGCACGAAAAAAAAAACGCCGCCGCGCATCCCCTATGACAAGGGAGCGCGGCGGCGTTGCATTTTCCGGGAGTCGATATTTCGATATAACGATATGTCGGTATGACGACATACCGACATCCCATCAGAACTCATGCTCGTCCTCGCCGTCCCACTCGCCGTTAACGGTGAACGAAAAGCCGCTCTGGGTGATGGTTCCCTCGCCTTCGGAGAAGAGGGGGCCGGTGTACGAGGTGATGCGGTTGCGCGTCACGGGGACGGCATCGATGGTTCGCTTCTTGATGACGTCGCCCTGGGCGGTAAGTGCGGTGATGGTGATTTTCAGCGTGCCGGAGGAGGAGAGGTAGGGGAAGGTGTAGATTTCGTAGACGTCATCGGCAGCGACGGGGCGCGTCTCTGATTGCGTCGACTTCGTGGTGCCCTCGCTTGTGGTGGGGTTGAAATTGGCGGAGCCGCCGGTATAATCGAACTTGACGTGGGTGAGCTGGGCGGGGATTTCCTCGTCGGTGAACGTGAAGCGCACCATCGCGCCCATGCGGTTCATCGTGAGCTGGTGCTGTTCGGGTGCTTCGCCCACGGTCACGGTGCCGCCATAGCAGAAGGTGTCGGTCAGCTTCTGTCCGTCGCTGGCCGTGAACTGCACCATCTCCATGCTTTTGATGGTGGCACTCTTGGCCGACGAGTGGCCGACGGCCACCACGCCATACTCCCCGGCGGGCAGCGTGAGCGACATCTGTCCGAAGTTCTCGTCGGTAGAGTACTGCGTGCGCACCTTGTCGAAATACTTAGTGCCATCGGCATTGAACAGCATGACGTTGAGTTTCGAGAAGCAGGTGCCAATGTCGGTGGCAGCGGCGCGGGTCGTTGCACCGTGAGCGCTGAACGTGAGGGTCACGTTGCCCTCTGGTTCGTTACTGTCCTCTGTGTCGAGGATGGGTTTCTCGCAGGCGACGAGTGCCATGCTGAGTGCGCACAGGGCGCAAAGATTCTTGATTGCTTTCATTGTTGTTTTGGGGTTTAGGGTCGCTTCGCTTGAAATTTGTTAAAAATTTGGTTAATAATTTCAGTATTTCAAAGCGAAGCACCGGGTTAATAAAGTGATATTTTCTCAATTCTGCCGTCGGGGTATAGCTGATACCATGCCGAATACAGATGCTCGCTGCCGAAGTTAATAAGCATGCCATATTCGGTGTGCGTCAGCCGCATATAGCTGAACAGCTGTCGGGCGTGCTCCTTGTTGGTGTGCTCCACTGCTTTCAATTCCATTATCACGTCCCCGTTGGCCACGAGGTCGAGACGGTACGACTGATCCAGTTGCACGTCGTCCCAGAACATCGGGAGATACACCTGTCGTTCCACCTGTATGCCTTTCAGCTGGAGCAGGTATTGTAGTGCCGCCTCGTAGGCCGACTCAACAAGTCCTGGTCCGAACTTAGCATGCACGCGCATAGCTTCTCCAGTGATAACCCGGAAGAACTCATACTTCCTGTTATGCTCTTGTATCAAATCCATAGTTCACAATCATTTTGCCAAATTTTTAACCAAATTTTTAACTAATTTCAAGCGGAGCGCCCCAAAAACAGAACGCCCGCTTGCAAGAGAAGTCATCAGAACTCCGTGACATCGAACTCCTGCCAGTCGGCGACGGTGAATGTGGACGTGAAGGCGGCATCTATGAAAAATGCGCCGCGATACGTCGTCCTGTAGCCGTTGCGCAGGGGGACATCCTCGAAGGTGCGCTGCTGGAGAGACTGGCCGGCGGTGTCGTAGGCAGTGACGGTGATGGTGTGGAGGGTGGACTCGTCGTCGGTGGCGATGACGAAGGCGGATAGGGTCACGCTGCCGTCCTGGTTCAGGTTGTAGCCCTGGTAGGTGGCGGTGTAGTCGCGGGGATTCATGCCGTAGCCAGCGACGTTCCACGCGGCTGGTGCCTGATCCACGGCGATGGTGATCTTGTCGGCATCGGTAGGCACGGCATCGGTGGTCTCCAGTCGGAACTGCGCCACGATGCGCTGCATCAGACACGAGAGCGTCGTAGTCTCGGCGGGCGTGAACGTCTGGGTATAGAACATTGAGTGTGTCATCTTCGCGCCCGGCCAGGTGATGATGCCGCCCTGCAGGGTAGCCGCGCCGGTGTCCTTATGGGCACAAGCATAGAGTGTGTAGGTCTTGCGCTTGTCGAGGGTGACAGTGAGGGAGCCGAAGTCCGCGTCGGCACTGGTCTGGTGAATGGTCTGCACCTCCTGACCGTCCTGATAGAGCCATACGTCAAGGCGCGTGGCGATGGTGGCGATGCTGGTGGCTTCGCCTCCAGCGCGGGTCATGGCCTCCTGCTCGTAGGGCGAGAAGGTGAGCGTCACCTGTTGCGGGTCGTTCACGTTTACGGGGTTCATCACTGTGCTCTCTGTTTCGAGGGCGTTGTTCTCACAGGCTGTCAGTGCCATCAGGGCACACGACAGCAGGGCAAAATACTTCTTCATAGTTTTGTTTGGGTTTTAAGTTAATAGAAACCCGCCACCCTGATGCAGGGCAGCGGTGTATAGTATATATATAAATGTGTGCGGGCGTTATTCGCCCGTGCGTCGGGCGATGTCCTCCATGTCTGTTATCCAGCCATGGGCGGAGCGCAGCTCGTTGAGCACGTCGTCCTTGATGCGTCGCTCGCGGTCGTCAGAGGGTTCTGCCTGCTGCAGCAGGTCGTACAGGGCCGAGAGTTCTTCCCTCGTGCCGGTGATTTCAATCGTTGCCGTGTAGCCAGCCTGCGGGCTGTGCGGCGTAAAGTCGGTGTGCATAGTTCGTTTCGTTTTTTAGTTACACGCTTCGTCATCGTCTTGGTCGGCACGGCATGATTGTGTGAACTGCGCCATGTCGGCGCTCCATTCCAACCACCATGGGTGGGTGCCGTAGTCCTTGCGAAAGCACTCCTCGCTGCCCGTGATGGTGGCCTTCACCGTGAGACGCTGCAGCAGTTCCTGCTGCGCCGGGTCTTCATCGTAACCGTAGATGTTGTCATCGAACTCGATGCTGTGAATTTCTACTTCGGTGGTGCGGCAGTACTCCATCAGTTCTGCCTTCACCAGTTGCTTGATTACTGCAAGTGGCAGTGCGTCGTAAAATGTTGCCATAATCGTTTGATGTTTTTGTTTGTGATTACTTGTTTGATGAAAACCACCGCACTGATTCGTGGCGGTGGTTGATGAGAGATTATTCGCCCGTGCGTCGGGCGATGTCCTCCATGTCTGTTATCCAGCCATGGGCGGAGCGCAGCTCGTTGAGCACGTCGTCTTTGATGCGTCGCTCGCGGTCGTCAGAGGGTTCTGCCTGTTTCAGCAGGTCGTACAGGGCCGAAAGTTCTTCTCTCGTGCCCGTCAGCTTGATCGTTGCCGTGTAGCCCGCCTGCGGGCTGTGCGGCGTGAAGTCTGTCTTCATACTCGTGTAGCTTTTTTAGCATCTAATATCAAACACGCTTTCTTCTCCGCTGAACTCATCATCCAGATATTGCGGAAATTCCTTCACCATCCAGTCGTAGTTCAGGGAGCAGTCATCGTCAATCATTGCTTCGTCAAGAGCGATGTAGATATCATCCTCACTCCATGTGTCATCGTGCTCGATGTCGAACTCCGCAAACAGAGCGTCGGCATTGGCACTGATAAACTGTTCCCGTAGCTTTGTCAGACAGTCGTTGATGTCGTAGCTGATGTCTTCGGCCACGTTCGGATAGCGCAGTCCACAACCGCTGCAGTAGGTTGCCTCACTGTTGCCAGAATAAGATGTCAGCACCTCGATGTCGGTCTTGCAGACGTCGCCGATGGTTTTCACTTCGTGGATATTTTCGCCATGCACCTGATACAGTTCACCCGACGTGTCGCCAAAGTCGTTCACGGTTAGCTTCCATTCGTAGGCAGGTCGTTTCTTCCACTCCTCAATACCGTCATCAATAATTTTCTGTATCTTCTCCTTCGCGCCCTGCTCTTGCAGATAGGCGTAGTATGATTGCTTGATGTCCATTGTTCGTTTCGTTTTTAGTTCGTTAATGTTTCTTCTTGCCATACTGCGGCTTCCCTCTATTCCAGCAACGGAGTAGTTCTGCCGCCGTGAACGGGAGGTCGGTATAGCCGTGGTCATCCATCAACGCGGCCACGTCCTTGGCTGTCATCTGCACGCCGTCTTTAAGCCCATAGAATGCCGATGCCTCCAACTCCTTGTCCATATCCTTATGCTCAGACAGCCACTTAAAGATGGCGGCCTCCTTGCGCTTGATGTCTGCCACCTGCTGACGGCTTCTCGACTTATAGCCATAGCCAGCGTAAGCCTTCTGCACAGTCTTATAGCCGTAACCGTTGGCATCGTCCAATATCTCTCCCGTCTCAGTATTCACCACGATAAAGCGCGGATTAAACTGCCCTGAGAGTTCCTTCGACTTGATTACTTTGATGTTGTCGTCCATAATTCGTGTAGCTTAATTGTTACTCATTGCTTTCTTCACAATGTCAGAAAAATCCTCCTGCCCACTGACGGTTAACTCGGTGTCGTCAAACAGCGATACGCGAATTTGCTTTAACCGATACTCGTACTCGTCGTAGCCTTTCTCTTCGTTGAATACTGGCTCCAACTCGTATTCCCATTCAATGCTTGCCGAAGCTGCCGGGTCGTCATCTTCCGCTGCATCGTCAGCGTAACAGTCAATCCTGCAATTCAGTTGACCTTCACGGAACTCATAATCGAAGTCCCTCGATTTAGTGTCAAAGCCCCAATCCATATCGTTGTATGCTTCTAACAAAGCATCCAGTTCGTTGGTGGCTTCCAGTTCCCACTCGTTGCCTTGTCCGTTTACCCCAAAGTATTTCATAATTCGTGTAGCTTTTAATTATTCCGTTAGCTGATGCTGTAAGAGTAGACATAATCGTCGGAGCCGGGGTCGATGAAGTGCTCCTTGACGATGACGTTGTAGGTTTCCTCGCCCTGCGCCTCGTCGTTCCATACGCTGACGTGGGTGCTGACGATGACGCGGTGTGTCACCTCGCCCTCCATGCCTGCGTCGCGGAACCACTGCTCGGCTTGTTCATCACTGGCGACGATGGTGTCGTGTTCAAGACTCTTTTCAATGGCGGCCACGATGTCGGCCTCACATGTACATTCGCTGAAAGTTAATTTTTTCATATTCGTGTAGCTTTTTAATTGTTTCGTTGTAGCGGTTGCAAAGATACGAATAAGTGAGCGAAAAGCCAAATTTATATGAGCTTTTCCGAACGTGAGTATCTTCGACCGCAGGTCAAAGATAATAATATTTTTCGAGAGAGTGAAGAGCGGTAGCAAATTTTTCACTTTTCACTCTTCACTTATAGAGGTCACGGTCAGGCCGCGCTTGGCGGCTTTCTCGTAGAAATCTCGGCGGCACTCCTCCGTCGGGAACCACGCCAGTGTGCGCAGTTCCCTGCCGTCGGGTGCCGTGAGGGTGAGTCCTTGGACGTTCGTGGTCATAGGGCAGTGATGTATTTCTCCTCGCACACAAATTCGTGCTGCATGCGACAGCCTAATGCGTTGTACGGTTTGTCGAGATATACAATATAGGCATCAGATAACTCGTTATAGGGCAGGGTATCTATCACGCCATCACCCATCGGCGTTCTTACACGCTGGTTCAGTTGAAATTTGTAGCTCATAGTTCCACGGGGAATTTGTCGTAGATAGCCATTAGCATTTCGATGTCGCTCCAGTAGAGGTTATGCACCTGACTGCTACCGGTGTTCATGCCGGGGTAGCGGCGCCATGTGTGGGTCACTGCGTGCAGGCAACTCTTCATTGCCTTCGCTTCTTCGGGGGTAAGATTGATTGTCATAGCTCGTTTGATGTATAGATGTGATTAGATTCCTATACTGTTGATGCTTTCGCAGGCTATCCAGTGGGTGCCGCTGGAGGTGTTGGCCTGCAGGATGCCGTCGTCGCTCAGTTCCCAGGCGGGGAAGGTTGCGTCGATGACGGTGTACTGGCTGTAGCCGTGCATGATTTCAATGTTGGGGCGGCAGTCGTCGCGGTCGCCGTCGTGCTCGTCACAGATGGCTGTGAGGATGCGCTTTACTTGTTCCTGTGTCATAGTCGCTTGATGTTTTTAGCCGTCTTTCGACGGGAAATTATACAAATTGATTTCAAATTATTCACTCTCCGAGGTCGTCGAAGAAGTCGGTCCACTTCTCGTTGCACCACGGATGGCTCTCCGGGAAGTACGGCCAGCCGTGCCATTGCATACGCTGGTTGTCGGTGATGAAGCCGCAGTTGTACCTGGCTCCTGGGTATGGGGAATCCTGCTCGCTCCTATACACCCTGCCCTTGGTGTAGGCTTCTTCCGGATGGCCGCCTACACCCTTGCGGATTACCTGCTTCTTGCACAGATACCTGTGCCCCTTGATGATTCTTGGCTCCATAGTCGCTTACTTAAATCAGTTTTGCTTCCTTGCCTTCAAACCATTCGAGGTACTTGCTGACGGGGCAGTAGCCGGCAAGTGCTTTCAGCAGGATTTCGGCGGCGTGCAGCCTTCCGCCGTCGTCGCCGCCCTCTTCCAGCCATGTCTCGTAGGCTTCGTAGTCATCGTCGTCGCCCACGATGCAGTGTCCGTCCACCCGCAGGCCGTCGAGACAGCTCTTGAACTTCCGTTCGCCCGCCGGTGTCAGTTTGATGTCGCCGAGCACTACTGCGATGTAGCAGTCGGTTCCGTCAATACTCATGTCGATGTCGTCTTCCTCCTCGCGGTTCTTCAGGTGGAAGAACTCACGCAGTGTCAGTTTTTCTTTTGTCATAGTCATACCCTGTTTAAGTTCTTGAAGAATGTCGAAGCCTTGATGTGTGTGATGACATAGTAGGCCGTTTCCCTTCCATGACGAGCCACAAGTGTATTCTTCGTCTGCTTGACGATTGTTGCCCCTGCCTCGCGCAGTCTCTCGGCGTGTTCTGCCAGCGAGTGCTGTATCTTCTCGCGGTTATAGCTGCCGAGTGAAAGACCGCTGCTCAGGCGCAGAATTGCTACTCCGAGCACGTCAATGCTGCCGTCGGCGTTCTTGCGGTGCATAGGCTGCAATCCTCCGGTCATAACCTCTACATAGTGATGCAACCACATCTGTCGGTTTGTTCCCCAACTGCCGTGTATCGTCATATTTTGTTTTGAAAACCATGTGTCTGAATATATCATAGTCGCTTACTCGTTTTTCTCGGTTAATACTTACTTCTTGCAGGCCCATTGTATGAACCACAGCCATGCGAAGAAGCCCATTATCCAATTCTCTATCATTCGCGTATTGTTTTTAGGGGTTAATATTGATTAGATATTGTTTACGATACAGTCTGTCTCAAAGATACATTCTGCAATCAGTTGGTTGCGCTCAACGGGGTCCTCCACACCATCGAGTATTCCGCTGAATGGTGCAATATATTCACGGATTTTTTCGTCATCATACCTCGTCACGTCTATCTCGTCCTGATACCAGTCGTCAACACCAGTCTCGTCGTTCAGATAGTCGAGAGCACGCAGCCTTGTGCAGAGCGAATCTCTTATCAGTTCGAGATCCTTCAGCTGTATATACTCAAATGTGGTGTCGTTTACCTTACGGCAATACTGAAAGTTACGCTCGTCAGTACACACCCACTCATTCCTGTCAAAGTGGATGGTGTTGTCGTCATTGAATCTGTTGTTGAACCAGTTGAAATTTGCCATAACCTTTTGTTTTTAGGTAGTTAATATGCGTAGTTATTGCTCTCTCGTCGTGATTACTGCTCGTCGCGCTTCCATACGTTGTACACATAGTCCAGCAGGCGCTCGGCCCACTTGTCGTCGAGTTCGCGGTAGAACTTTATCCAGGTGGCCATGGTATCCTGGTGGCAGACTGCCTCGCAGAGGTGCATCCACTTCGTGCAGAAGTGCTGGTAGAGGTAGTGCTGCCGTGAGCCGCCAACCATCCAGAGGATTACCTCGTCAAAGGACGGGTGGTTGTAGCAGAAGCCTGCCCAGCGGTCCATCAGGGCACGGAGGTCGGTGGGGGACTGTTGCTTTTCCTGCGCCGCCTGCTCCAGCCAGCGGGCTATGTTCTGCAGCGTGTCGGTAGGCAGGCTTTCAGGATCCACCTGTACCTCGGGCAGGTTGGTGAAGTCCACGAGAAAGGTGAGCGGCGTGGGGTCATCGGCGTTGTAGTGCATGGCGAACACGAAGCCCTGTTCGTCCGTGCCGTCGTCGAAGTAAATAGGCACGAAGTTCAGTCCGTCGCACACGGGTTTTTTGCCGAAGTTATACAGGTCTATGCCTATCTGCCCCGGTGTGAGGCGGCTCTCGCTGATGCGCAGCGGCTCCGGCTTTATCCTGCCCTTCAGATAATAGTTAGACACTGTGGCCACGAGGTCGGTGAGATACTGGATGGCCTGTTGCTTGTCGTTGAGTTGGTCGATGACCAGGTTCTTAATCTTGCTCATATTGCTTGAATTGTTTTTTTGGGGGGTTAATAATTCGGGTTACTCGATAATGGAGAACGTGTCGCTATCGCCTTCCAGATCCGTCCAGCGGAACTGGAGCCAGTTACGGTTCTCTGTGCTATTGCCGTGCTCGTCTGTCTGATGCCCATAACTTAGGGTGAAGCCTGATACGTGACTCAGCGAGATATGCGTGGCAAATATCTTGGCCTTTCGCATGGCTTCGTGTTTCTTGTCGCCTGTAAAGTTGGCTATCTCGTCGCGCACCTCCTTCAGCGTCATACCATACTTGCGGCGGTCGGTGACAAACGGGATGTCGATTTCCTTTTCCTTCAGCTCGACGATGGCCTGATACTCAAATTCAGTACCGACCTCGCGGCTTGCTTCGTAGCGGTTCTCGCTCTCGTCTTCGTCCGCGTCATACTTACAGTCATCGTCGCCATACACATCGCCTTGGATGCTGTTGCGCAGACCCTCAAACTTTGTTCTTGCCTGATCTTTATCGTCAAACAGATAGCTTTCCTGATGCAGATAGTTGTCTGCTGTCTCGTAGCTGCTTGAAACTACTTCGTAAACTTTAATCTTCATTGTCGTAGGGGTTTTAATTGGGGTTGAAATGGGGTTAGAAACCGAACACTCTGTTCGATTGATAACCGAATAGAGTGCTCGGTTGGTAATCGAACAGAGTGTTCGGTTTTTGAGAGGGTTTCAGAGGTTCTTATGAGAGGGGTTTCAGCTTTTACCTCGTGAAAGGTTCGTGCTTTTACCTCGTGAAAGGTTCATGCTTTTACCTCGTGAAAGGTTTTCAGAATAGTGTGGGCGATTGCTTCTCCTTGGCTATGCGCTGCTGTGCCTTGTCGAAGTATTCGCGGTTGAGCTCGAAGCCGATGTAGTGGCGACGCTCACGCAATGCTGCGATGGCTGTCGTGCCACTGCCCATGCAGTTGTCGAGGATCACCTGACCCTCGTCGCTGTAAGTGCGGATGAGATAGCGAATGAGTTCGACGGGCTTCTGGGTGGGATGGAGCACGGTCGATTCATGTTCTTTCTTGATGGCGATAATACTGCGTGGCAATTTCTTGCCTTCAGGAACGGTCGATGCTACACGGGGTACGCTTTCGTAAGTGCGTCCTTGATAGTCACGACCATATTCGCCGTAGCACGAATTGGTGCGCTTGTGCTTCCCCTTGCCTTGCGGATGGTTAGGCTCTCCGTCGGTGTACTGCGGGTGATAGACAGGCAGCGATTTGTAGAACACGGCGATATCCTCATGGCAGCGCAGCGGCATGCGGTTGGCATTAAGGAAACCTGTCGTGCGACACTTGTCCCATACGAGATTGTAGTGCCAGAGCTTCGGGTTGCTCGTCATCAGCTGTGCGGTGAACATGCCCTGACAGAACAGCAGGATAGCGCCGTTGCTCTTGATGACCCGCTCGTATTGTTCCCACAGCTGTTCGAAGGGGATAAGCCTGTCCCACTGTGCGTTGGGGTTGTTTTTGTGCAGCACCTCATACGGCAAGTCACAGATAATGCAGTCTATGCTGCCGTCGGGTATCTCTCGCATACCTTCGAGGCAGTCCATGTTGTAGATGTTGTCGAGTTCAATCATATCGCCTAAATGTTTAATGAAAAATTTGTGGATAATTTACGGTCATTCGTGTTCGTTATAAAGGGCATAAAATCTGGGGATTAACTTTTTTCTGAAAAAGTGAAGAGCGGTAGCAAATTTTTCACTCTTCACTCTTCACTCTTCACTTAAAACCTACGCCGCCCGCTTCAGCCCGCCGCTCTCGCCGTTGCCCTCGGAGCCGCCAGAAGACTTCTTGCCGTTCATCTCAGCGTTGATCTTGCGGTCGAGCTTGGCGAGGTCGGCCTTGGCGCGGCGCAGCTCGTCCTCCTTGGGCCACGTCTGCTTCAGCAGTTCGGCAAGCTGGCGGATAGTCACGTTGTTGTCGGCTATCCAACACTGCCAGTCGGCGATGCGGCGGGGCAGTTCCTGCAGACAGCGCAGGGCGTACTCCGCTGCCAGACGGGGCGAGAGATGCGAGAGCTTGCCGTTGTTCACGGTGTGCAGGATGCGGTTGCCTTGTAGTGAGAAGAGGTTGGTATATTCCATCGACTCGTTGCCGTCGGCATCGCGCAGCTTCTGCTCGTTGGTCTTCACCAGCAGGCCGAAGCCGTAGAGCGAGCCTATTTTCAGGCGGATGCCCTGTGTGCGGGCCTTCTGCTCGATATTCCACAGCCGCTCGCCGATGGCTTTCTCATAGTCGGCACTCCCGACGGCAGAACCGTCGGGCACAGTGAAGCCGTCGAGCGTGAGAGCGTTCAGCACCTCGCCCTGCTCGCTCAGCTGCTTCCGTGCATCGTACTGCTGCTGGTCGGCCTGTGCATCCCGGACATCCTGCTTCAGTCGCTCCACGTCCTTCTGCAGTCGGTCGCGGCGCTCCTCTGCCTGCCGCTGGTCGCGGTGGAAGTTCTTTCGCTCCACCTCCAGCATGGCAATCTTCTTGTCGAGCTTGGCACGCTCCAGCAGGTCGGTATTGCCGGAGAGGATAGCCATATACTCTGCGAAGTTCATGTTGCCCTTCTCGTCCATCGAGCCCTCGTCGAGGGTACGCTTGCCCAACTGCCCCTGCTTCAGCTGCTGGATGAAGGTCTGCTTGCAGTGCAGCAGGTTAAACTTATAGGCATCTAACGACCGCTTCACGGCGTAGATAATCACGTCCACCTTGTTGTCGCCATAGTCGCGGGCTACGACGTTACCCTTACGCACGGCCCTGCCGTCGCGCTGCTCCAGGTCGGCGGGGCGCCAGGGGGTGTCGAGGTGATGCACCGCCACGACGCGCTCCTGGGCGTTCACACCAGTGCCGAGCATCGAGGTAGAGCCGAAGAGGATGCGCACGTCGCCGTCGTTCACCTCGTGGATGAGCTTTTTCTTCTTCGTGTCGCAGCGGGCTTCCTGTATGAAGCGTATCTCGCGGTCCGGTATGCCGTAGTCCTCCACCAGTTTGCGCTTGATCTCCTCGTAGATGTTAAACTTCCCATCATTCTGCCACGTCGAGAGGTCGCTGAATATCATCTGCGTGCCCTTCACATCCTCGAACTTGTGATAATACTGAGCTACCATCTTGGCGCACATGCTTGCCTTGCTCCGTGGATGGTCGCCATACGAGGGGTCAATCAGTCGCATGTCGAGCGACATCTTTCGTGCGAGATCTGTTGCATACAGCATCTTCGCCATCTCCTGCTGCTTGGTGGGGTTGTCGATGCCTATCAGCGAGAAGTCGCCCGTCTCTGCAAACTTCATCAGCGTGTGGATAAACTCCTCCTGGTCGGGTGTCGGCTCGATGTGCATCAGTCGGGCGTACTTCTCAGGCCGCTCTATGCCTACGTCCTTCGCCGTGCGGTAGTCGGTGATTTCATTATAGAACTGCGCCAGCTCCGGCACCTTGATGAAGTATCTGAAGCGCTCCTTCAGCACTATTTGGTTGGTCAGTCCGAACTCATACTCCTGCGTCTTACGGGTGAAGATAGCCGCCCAGGCATCGAAACAGGTGATGCCCTGCTTGGCCATAGCCTGCGGACGCAGATAGCGGAACAGGCTATACAGCTCCGTCAGACTATTCGTAATCGTCGTGCCACTGAGGAACGTGGCTCCGAGGTCACGCCCCGTGCGCTGCTGAATGGTGCGGATAGCCATGAGCAGGTTGTATGCTCGCTTCGAGCCCTCCGAGTTGCCTAAGCCTGCCACACGGTCGTGACGGGTGGTGAAGCCAAGGTTCTTGAACTGGTGGCTTTCGTCGATGAAGATATGGTCGATGCCCATCATCTTGAAGTCCACCACGTTGTCGGTGCGCTTGCGAATAGCGTATTGCAAGTCCTGAAGTTTCGATTGCAAGTTGGCCTTCTTCTTCTCCAGACCGCGCTTCAGTCGGCTCGACACGCTGTCCCACGAACCGTAGAGTGCGCTCAGACTCTCGTTCAGGTGATTCAGCTCCTCACGTATCACGTCGGCCTGCACCTCGTCCGACTGCGGGATAAAGCCGAACTGGTCGTGCGACATAATCACCACGTCCCAGTCGTTGTTCTTCATGCGGTTGAAGAAGTTCTCACGCTCCTTGCCTGAGTAGTCGGCGTGCTTTGCGTAGAGCACACGAGCCTTGGGGTAAGCCGTCATGTAGGTCTCGGCAATGGCAGCCACGTTGGCCTTCAGTCCGATGATCATCGGCTTGTGGCAGAAGCCCAGTCGCTTCATCTCGTGGGCGGCGAGGCACATGATAAGCGTCTTGCCGCTGCCTACCTCGTGGTCGCAGATGCCGCCACCGTTCATCACCAGCATCCAGATGCAGTCCTCCTGACTCTTATACAGGCCGCCGCTCACCTTCTTGCCGTCCTTGTACACGGGCTGCGGTATTTCGTACTTCGCCTCCAGCCCATGCCAGTCGATGCCGGGGAAGCGCTGGTGCGAACCGTCGAACTGCGGCTTCACATGGCAATTAAAAAGCCTGTTATACTTCTCAGCCAGTCCGTCGCGCAGCGTCTTCGGCTGTCGCAAGAGCCAGTCCTGATAGCCCTGTCTGATTTCCTCAATCAGCGTGTTAGCCTTCTGCGTAGCCTCCGGGTCCTCGTCCTTGGCATAGCTCTTGCCCTGCTGAATCTTGCGGCCCCGCTCGTCGCGGCGATACTTCATCATCTTGGGACAGCTGTTCAGCAGTGCATGCTGTAGCAGCCCCATGCCGTCAATCGACTGGCTCGCCTCGCTCGATACGGCATACTGGGTATAGATTTTCTCGTTGCCCCGGTCGCTGTCGCAGGCATACTGGTCGAGGTTGCGGTCGTACTTCACCGTCACTTCCACCTCTGCGCCGTAGTCGTTGCCAGCCATCGAGAAGAACTCCGAGGCAAAGTCTTCGTAAATTTTGCAGTCCACCCATCGCTCACCGAGATTGAAGTCCAGATCATCGAAGGGGATAGGCTCAGGGATGGCGGCGCGAAGCGCAGCAAGAGCCTCACCCCCTGCCCCTCTCCGAATGGCGAGGGGAGTAGATAGTTCTTCCGCTTGTCCGTCGCGCTTGTGGTGCTCACTCCCCTCGCCATTCGGAGAGGGGTCGGGGGTGAGGCTTTCTATCTTCTCTATCTTTTCAATCACATTCCCGCTGATGAACCGCGCCTTAATCTCCCACTCCTCGCTCAGGGGATTATAGTATATCTCCCCGTCCAGCTCGTCGCAAATTTCATCCTCGCTCTTCCCCGTCAGCGCCGCCATATACCGCACATCGGGCTTGCCATAGTCATTCAGCGATTGTGCCAGCGCCTCGTGAGCATCCGTCACGCTGTGCATCTCGTCCGTAGAGAACGCCACCGGCCTGTCGAAGATGTCAGCCTTGCGCCACTTGCCGTCATCCAGAATCTCCAGCGTCAGCAGTTCCTTGCTCACTCGCTCCACGGTCTTGCGGTTCTTCGGGTCGTTGAATCGG